TACAGTTAAACCTACCACCCCAGTCTACACCAAGTATTAATGGTTCATTAGTATTACAATCAAAGTCATCCTCTGCAGTAAGCTTCTTTTGATGGTTAAACTTATAATCTGCTAAGTCTATATCTAAACTCCAATGGTCTTTATATCCATGCTTACCAGGAACACTTAGCTGAGGGTAGAAAGTATCACCAGAATTGAGCACACGTTTATTCATAATCTCTATCATAAATAGGCTATGAATCATTGTATCCTGTAGGTCTAGCAGGTAGTCTAAGTCTAGATTGAATAGGTTATCAAAAGCATTGGCTTCTGAATAGAATAGCCCATTCTTATTTAAGCCCCAATTAAATTGCTTATCAAGTTCTAATATCTCATTCCAAACCTCTAACGGTTTTCCTTTTTTTCTATACTCATCTAAAAATTGTAGTTGTAGATCAATTCTTTGATTTATTTTTTCTCTGAAATTAAATGTAGCTGTAGACAATAGATCAGCTGGCTCAACTAAGAAATTACTTTGTTGGCCATAAGGCATAGAAGAAAACCAAAATTGCTTGTGATGTATCTTTACACCAGGGAATACTTTATTATTCCCTCTATTGGTTTGTGTGGCTGTTCTGTCAAACTTTTCTTTATCGATTGTTAAACCTTCATCAATTATAAGCCCATCAAGATTACCACCCCTTGCCATATCTTCTCTATCCTGACTCATTATTTTAAAACCTGCACCGGACAATGTAAAAATATAGTTTGATGGGTCTAATGGATCTTGATATGGTGGCTCCCATCCATTGTCAATCCATTTTTGGGGTGGGCGTCTACCAACAAAATAATGAACATCTCTTTTATAGCCTAACATGCTTAATGCAGCAAGGGTAGCAGGAAGGGTAGATGTTAGTGCATGTTTATAGGTCATAGCCTGTATACCCCAAGAGCTCCTAGGCATTTTCTTGATGATATAGTCCATCAGTAAACTTATGCCTGCTGATTTACCAGTACCACGGCCCCAAATAAGTTTAGCACCTCCACGCATGTTTGGAAGATTAGCCCTGAACAGCATTTGTGGCTTATTAAGCCTCATAGTCTTATTGTCTTTGGCTGTGTTCATCTAATATGTTTTGCATCTCTATAGAGCTAACTGTAGGTACTGAGTTAATTACATTGGTGATATCAGTAAACTCTCCATTTTCTATTTTAGAGATATCAGTCGTGATGGTATCTCCTCCAACTATTATTGAGACCTTCATTCCTGATTCTGAGAATGACTCCATTAGTTTTTGGAAGTCAAGTTTATTCTCATCATCTACACCCATATTCTCAAGTATTGCTTTCTGAGCCAATACTGCAGTTTTTAAATCACCTTTATTCAATGCCATTTTATAGCACTTATTCAGGTTTTCTATAATAACCATTCTGTCATACACCTTAGATTCTAAACTCATGCTACCAAAGAAGATTTTAGTATCATTTATATCTCTATATGCTTGTGGTTGACTTATCTCATATTTCTTCTGGACCATAGCAACTATCACTTTTCTTTCGAAACCTTGCCTTATTAGGTCATCTATAAAGTTCCATCTCTCAAGCTGCGACAATTCACTTGAACTGATAGGGTATAGATCAGGATTTGTAAAATACTTAGATATGCGGTCTTGGTCTAATGCTGAATGTCTCATTGACTTATTATTTTATTTTGAATATTGATAAGTAATTCATTTAATTTATCTTGTGCTTGGCTATTGCCATTTTTAGCTTGGCTTATTATTTTAGCGTTTAGTGCAGCATATAGTTTTAAATATCCTCTGTTAAAAGCTTCTTCTAATTGGCTCCCAGGTTGTAAGTATTCAAGTTTAAATTCATCTCTTTTCAATCCCATTACTATAGCTATTTCAATTGGTGCTAGTCCTTTCTCAGCCCATTCAGTTATGGTTGTTAATTGTTCACTTGTTAAATTCATCTTTAAATATATTAAAATCTAAAGTAGTGGTTTGGTTATTGGCATTTATTACTATTCGCTCTGCTCTATCATTGTAATTATAGTTTGCACTCCCTGCAATACTTAGAAAGTGGGTTTTTGATTTTATAAATGTAACCTTAATATGAGTATGGCTATAAATGATATTAAACCCAGCATTTTTTATAATCTCATCCACATCAGGGTTGTGTGATAGTTGCCTATGATCAGCTAAAACATGTAGTTTATTTGATATAGCACAAAGCTTTTCAGCACATTCATTATTGATGGTATAAGTAACTACATACACTTCACATTCGCCAAGTTCAGCTATAAAAGCAGTCACCAGGTCTATCAAACTATATTTACCTAATGTATAGCAAATAGAATATATAATACTATCTTTAAGCAAAGATTTAGCAAGGCTTAAAGCAATGCTCTCACGTTCGTTTTTATGGGTTACTATATCTTTAGGCTGTAATAACGGCATTGGCTATTTTTATTTTAACTGCTTCAAGTAATTGCTGGCGGGTTTCAATTCTTGTTTTTAAGAATTTTTTTTTATCTTCATCCTTGCAGTTTTGCAATGTTTTTCTATCTCTACTTATATTGGGTGGCAATGAAGTTCTAAGCCTCATCAGGTCATTTAAAGTTAAATTTTCTATATCAAGAAAAGGCTGCTCTGTTGTATCAGGTGGTAAATGCCCATTGCGTTCAAAGTATTCTTGGGCTGCCCATAGTTTATTATTTTGTTTCATGTTATGAACTATAAGCCTAGCTAGTGTAAACCTTTCTTCATCTTTAACAATCGATCTAAGTTTGCTATGTGCTATGCCTGCCTCTTTATATAGTTTTTTACGGTTTTCTATCAGTTCGTTTACATCAGTAGTATATTTTACCTCGGGCAAAGCTTCAGGTGTTACTTCTTTTTTCTTATGCTTTAAGTTTTTCTCTGATGATTCCCAGCTATATTTATCTATAAGTACATTTACCTCTTTTAATAAGAGTTGCTCAGATAACTGTGTTTTTGGTTTCGCTAATAAATATTTTAACCCTGCATTGGTACCTAGTTTTAAATATAAACTTTTACCCTGTTCCCAATCTCTTCCATTGTTTTTCCACTTGAGCAGTTCTGATAACATACTCAAATTTGAGCATTATTGTTAATTAACAAAAGGACATAAAAAAACAGCCCTGATATTCCTACCAGGGCTGCCACTTCAAATTAATAAAAAATCAATATATACGAATACTACTCTTCTTGAGACTTAACCTTGGGTTTCTCTATCAAATACTCAAACTTTGATTCAGCTAAAAACTTAGCATCTTCCATTGTTAAAGTAGACATCTGATAGGTAGTGCCTTTAAATATATGCTTATCGTGACCTTCGTCTAAAAGACTATATTTCTTAGCTACTTTCTCTGGCAATATCACTTTACTCATGATTATGCATGTAATGTGATTGTACCTTCATAGTATGCCATAGAGTTTCCAAAGCATTTAACGGTAACTTCAAATCCTTTTTTACCAGATGATAATTTACCAGTAGAATACTCTCCAAACAATTCAGCAGGCAATCCTTTGATACCTAATTGGTAAACAAGCGGAGAACCAGTTGTAGAATTAATGTCTTCTACTAACACGATAAAGGTATCGTTTTTTGCTTTTCTCATCAACTCAGCCAATACTGGGTTATTACCAGGAACAAAGAATTTTAACTCTTGCTCTAAACCTCTAGAGTCTCTTTCACCTGTAATTTTAGCTACAAGCTCTGCAGTATCTAAAGTAGAGTACATAGAATAAAAACCTGCAGGTGAAGTGAAGGTATGAGAACCATCAATAGTCACTGCATCACCAGGGTCGGTAGTGGTTTTAAATTCTTTGATCAACAAAAAATCATTGTAAGGAGCGAAGTAAAGTATAGACTTCAATCCTCCCATATTGTCGGCTCCGTTCAAGCCAGCATAATCTGCGTATTCCATTTTTTCTTTATAGGTTTTTTTAAAAAGGTTATTCTTCTATTAATTGTAACATGCCACTCTCAGCTTCAACTAAGCTAGCAATTATTTTAACATCAGATTTTACATCTTCAGCAGTTATAATTCCAAACTCAGAGTGTTGAATTCTAGGTATAGCAATTTTATATTTTTTACCATCGTGCTCTACTTCTCCAAGGCTGTTGCTATCAACAGGTTTTTTACTTACCTCAGCATTCAAAGTATCAACTAATTCTTTAAAGCTTGCATTCTCGCTTGTCAAACCTTCATTAGCTTCTTTCAAAGCATCATTTTCAGTTTTCAAACCTTCATTAGCCTCTTTCAAAGCTTCAATGTCTGAGATCAAACCTTCTTTGTCTAAGATTAAACCTTCATTAGTTGATTTTAAGCTATCAACATTAGCTAAAGATTCAGCATATGCTGCAGCCTGTTCTTCTGGGGTTAACTCTTCCCATTTTTTCACAGGAAGAGTATTGTCTTTTTTGCTACTCATTTTAGTATTTCAAAAATTAAGCTTGATCGTTAATCCAAATTTTACTTAAGTCTGCAATTTCTAACCCAATAGGTACCATCAATCTGCACTCAAGCACATTTCTGCGTTGTGATACAGCCATGGTAGTTTTATTAGCATTCATACCCATATGTAAGTTTGCACTCATAAAGTCAGAACCCATATTAGGCACAATGATAACTCTTGCACTACTACCCATCCAGCTACATGCTTTTATAACAGAACCAGGGTAAGCATCAATAGTATATTCACCATTACCTTGAGTAGGGTTAAATGAAAATCCATTTAAAGTACGGTAATGTGTACGATACTTATACAATGTAGCATAACTTACCAATACTTTAAATCCAGCTTTCTTTTGCCAAGCAGGTAAGTTGTTTTCAATCATTTCTTCTACTTTAGTTACTGCATTACTAGTACTTAAAGCACCTGTAGCGTATGCAGTTAAGTTTGTAGCAGTAATCTCATCAGCTATAATAGTTCCAAATCCAGTTGCAATAGAAGCAACTGTACTTCCTGATGCATTGTATGAACCAGCATATACAACTGAGTCATTTAAATGAGCTAAATATGCTTTGCTATAATGCTGCAAAATGAACTCATAAAAAGGAACTTCAGCCGGGTTTAGTTTACCTTGTTTAGCCAACAAAAGATATTTATTTCTAAAATCTTCTGGGTCTAAATCAAAATCCCACTTACTATTATGTACAGTAAGCGTTCTGTCTGTAAATTTAGGGTCGTTACCACTAGTATCGTCTTGAGAACGATACGGACGTGGACCGCCTTGTACTTCTAACTTTGGTAAAGCTTTTGGTACATCTACTCCAGTATCAATAAAAACATCCTCTTGGATGTCAAATTTGTTTACTTGTTTTTCAAGGATTTGTCCTGAAAATTGAACTAAATCTGTTGTTAGTCCTGCTAAGTCTATAGCCATTGTTGTGTATTAGGTTTTAATTAGGTTTATTTCTTTGGTACAAGTTTTAAAGCTTCTGCTGTAACAGAATCAACTGGCTGTTCTTCTTGTGCATCAGCACCGCCTAAGTTTTTAGGAGGAGTTCCTGCATCTGTGTTAGCCAAATCTGTATACTTATTTTCCCATTCTGTAGCTTTATTATTAGCTTCAGTCAAGTTATTTTCAGCAGTGGTTTTGTCAGTAGTAAGCTGAGCCAATGCATCATTCAATTTTTGAAGATTCTCAACAGTAGGTTCTACTACTACTTCTGTTTCTCCTTGGGCAAACGCAATACCCAATGCAGCCACTATAGCTGTCATGTTATTAGTTATTTTCATGGTCTCTTTATTAAGGTCGTTGGTTATTTCTTCTTCTTCTTCAATAACTGGCGGAGTAAGGTTTAAAATGCCACTTATTTTATTAGCAAGTTTATTTATAATGCTATCTTCATTGTTTCCAGCATCACTCTCAAACTTTGCATAAAAATTAAATAGATCAGTTTGGTTCATAGTAGCAAGGTTTTTAGGCACGCTACCATCTTTCTCTAAAATAGAATCAACCAAGCCAGCATCTTTAGCTTGTTGTGCAGTAAAAGTATGGTCAGCAAAATCAAACCACTTAGCTTTCACTTCTTCACTACTCATATTCACTTTATCTGCAATGGTTATAGCTAGCCCTTCATCTATAGCACTAAGTAGTTCAACAGCACTTTGTAAGTCTCTGCTATTGCCCCAAGCACCACCGCTAGCATTATGTATAAGTAATGTAGCATTTTTAGCCATATGCACTTTTTTACCAGCCATAGCTATAATGCCACCCATGCTGTAAGCAATACCATCTATAAAAGTATTAACCTCTAAGCCACTTTGAGCTAAAAGGTTATACATGGCCACTCCTTCAAACACGCTGCCTCCTGGTGAGTTTATTCTAACATTCAAAATCTCACATTGCAAACGCTTAGCTTCATTTATTGCGTTTTCAATAAATTTAGCATTTAGGCCACCACCATACCAGTCGTTGCCTATATTGCCATAAAGCTTTATCTCATGAGATTTTTTTGCCATCGATACAAAATTGAATTAACTAATGCTATACTAAAAGGACAACCGCCCAATTAAAATTTAAAACCAGTTACAATGCCATCCGTTTTCACCAGTTCTTTTATATCAAAACTTTCATTACCTACATCATTTATACCCATATCTATATTATAGGTACGCATATGCCTGTAGTTTATTTCATAGTATACCACATCCACTCTCACTTCTTCTTTCTCGCGGTCTATATATACTCCTTTTACAAAACAGTTAGCATCTTGCAGTTCGGTTTCTGCATCTATTTTGGTTACACCAGGTTGGTTAAATATATTCATGTTATAAAAAATGTTTTCTAAAATAAACACATCCATTGTTTGCAGACTTAGCGGCACTTGTAAACCTACAAGCAGTGGCGGTATTAAAAGCATTGCTGCTATTTGTTGGGTCTGTTGTTGCGGTCCATATACTTGAGCTTAGGTTTAAAATATCTAACCCCCAGTTGCTGTCAAATCTTCTTATGCTCTCTAATTCTTTTATATTAGGAACATAAAAATTGCTAAAAGTTTGCCCACCTACTGTTACAGTAAATGTTAAAGCATTGGCCACATGTGTAGCCCAGGTATTAGTAGATTGTAGGTTTGTAAAAGCCAACCCTGTAAAGTGGTCTATTGTATAAGTGGTGGTACCGGCTACTACTGCTTTGCCATTTATATCAGTAAAACGCAGGTAGTTGCCAAATACATTTTTATACCTTAAAGTAAGGAAATCCGTAAGCTCTACATCTCCATTTCTATTATAGCCATCATCACCAGTAGCATAGCTAGTGGTGAGTGACGTAGGAGCAGGTTTGTGATACTTCCTATTTATTTTTCTGATGCTATATGTATTTAACCCACTATGCATTAATAATCTTCTGCTATTACACCCACAGTTAATATATGACCTGATGTTAAAGTAGTATTCACTTTTATGTGAATTTCGTCTCCTGCTTTCATGTTCCAATATTTATTCAAATTTGGGTCAGATGGCAAGTAACTAAAGTTCGAATTGTTTAAGATATTTACATTATTCACAGCATTGGTATTACCTGAGCTTGCAGCTATAGCTATAACCCCAATAGGGTAGGTAGTTGCTCCTACTTTTACATTCACTGTCACATCATATGCACTGGCACTAGAGTTATGTATAAATATACCTTTTACCACGCTATCATCAGCCCCAGCTACAAATACTGCCTTGGCTGTTGTACCATCAGCATTAGTAAACTGAGTATAGGTATTTGCTGCCTGTTTAGTTAAAAATAAACTTGATTGTTTTGTCATTAAATTCTATTGTTTTAAAATCCTCCGAAAATTGATTTAATTACTAATACCTCTGCTACACTACTATCAACCTCCACTTTCAAACCCTTAGAGCTGGTTGTTTCAATAGTAACAGTAGCTAGTTTTTTGCCTGATGATGCGGGGTTTGTACTTAGTTTTAACTCTAAGCTTTCTATACCACCAGCATCATTATAAGTAGCATCAATGCTATCACTATCTTGTATCAATGCCCCTACTAAATCTTCTACATATTCATCATCAACTTCTATATTTAATTTATCATGGGCATCATCATAAGTAACATTTATACCAACATGATCACCTGCAACTATCATAGCTGCGGCTGCATCTTGTGCCTTCTCATCAGTATATCCACTAGGGTAGGTTGGTGGCACAGCTAAACCAGGTGAGTAGGTAAATACTGGCACAAACAAAGTTTCTGGCCCATCAGATGTTGCTTGCCAGGTAAGTAGGTAACATCTTCTTTGCCCAAACTCAGCAGGCGATATAAGTTTGTAGCTAAACCTTAAAGGGGTTTCTACTCTGCCTGAAAGTTTGTTTTGTTGGTTATGCTCTTCTCTTATCACTAACCATCTTTTTTCAACCCATTGGGCAAAAGTGTCAGCATACGTTGCATCATCACCAGGAACTATAACTGAAATTTTAGGAATATATATAGCACCATTATCATTTAGCTCTATATCATTCTCAGCGGCAATGGTTTCTCTGGTGCCTTCTACCATGGTCCATGCCCAGCCTGAGTGAAGTATGTAAGCATCTTCGCATACTCCTTGTACTATTGGCGGCTCCTCATCTACAGCATCTACAGGTAGTATCCATAGTCTGATACTACCTCCTAAATTGTCTACCCTATTGTTTACAATATTATCAAATAACACATCACAAAAATTCACTTTTTAGCTATATATAAAAAGGACAGATGTGCCACAACTTCTATATACTACGGCTGTCTAGCTTTAGAAAATTTATTAATACCTCTGTGCCTTTGATATCTTTTTATAGCTGCATCATAGCTCATATGTTCCTCTGAAAAGTTGTTCATTTGGCAAAAAGTTTCAATAGCTTCAGTTATATATCTTTTCTTGTTGGTAAGCTTACCATGCACATCACAACTGGTTATAAATAAATCATATATTTGGTCTTCTACAAACATATTAAAATCTCTAATAGAAGTATTGGTTAGCAGTGTGCCATTTCTCAAATGCATGTCATAGTCTACCCATATTACTACACTTTCAGTATATTTTATTTGTCTGTTATCATTCTTCCTGGGCTGTTTATCTACCAGCATAGCAAAATATTTTTCAATATGGCTTTGATTTTTAAATACAATCACATTCCCATATTTATTGCTCAAGTATTGTTTTACCAGAGCAGAGCAGGGCAAAAGTATGGTTAGTTTACTCATCTAAATTATTTGTATTTAAAGGTTTGCTTTCTAATACTTCAAATTCAGCATCTATTATGGTGCTATTTTCAGGAGCATATTTTTTAAGGTCCATATATACACCATCAGCAACACTATCTTTATAAAGTTCACGAGTAAAATCGCTTATATATTTTCTTATTCTTTCCATTTTTTCAGGATCAGGTATGTTCATTCTCATTTATTTTTATTGGTGGTAGTTAAAAGGTCTCCTAGTTTTTCGCGGTTTTTTTTTGTAATTCTGTAACTTTGTATACTTAATTATAAATCAATTATTTATAAAATTTATTTGCTCTAAAAATTTGTATCTGGCACTACCAAAGTTTGTAACCAAAAAAATGCGAGCTCTTAGGTTACAAAGTTTTTGTATCTTAATACTTTTAGATACAAAATTTAATAATAATTGTATCTTTGTATTTTCGGGGTTTTCATTAGTTTTGGTGTCTTGGTTACAGAGTTACAAATATTTTCGCTAATTTTAGTAAGAAGGGTTGCAAGGGAAAAGGGGCAAAGCACAAATTTGAAATTTAAGCTCATAAAAGGGGGCAAATAGGTATTCGCTTCGCTCATGTTTTTTATGCTCCTGGCGGGGCTGTTTTTTAATACATTCATTTTGTTAGCGGGTACCTCCCCAGTGTTTGTTTTTTGCATATTCTTCTTTTACATATTTATGGTTTCGCATCCCATCAATAGTTTGGTTTTGAAAGGCGTGCTTCTCAAAGGTTATGGTGCCTTGCTCTATGGCTTTGTCAAATGCTTCTCTTGAATATGTTTTTGCATACAGAGCATCAGCAAGGGCATAGTTAAATTCTAATGGAGATTTATATGGCAAAGTGGTTTCTCGGTGTCTCATGTCTCTTATCTTGACTTCCTTTTCGGTTATATCCACTATCATCCAGCTGTAGTTGGTTACATTGCTATGAAATAGGTGGTTTACTTTATAATTAAAAAGCATCTGTACCTTCCTCCTTAGTTATTTCTTTCTTGGTTTGAATATAGATCATCTCCACAGACTTGTCATTTGGCTTGCGTACTATGCGGCCTTGTGCATTTTGTAGTTCGATAGGGTTTAGAATATAGCCGCGATATTTAGCCCAAGCTTTAATGCTGGCAGTGAATTTTTGCACCGTGCCTTGGCTCTTGGTTTCTTCAAAAAACGATTTGCTGGCCGCAGGTTTTTCTATAAGCTTGTCTAGGTTGCCGCTTTCTTCACTAAAATACACATCAGCCCAGTTTAAGAAACTCATACCCATTATAGTCTGCAAGTTTCGCTTGGTTACGTTCTCCATCGGTGGCTCTATCTTCTCAAACATCATGTAGTATCTTAGGCATTGGGCCATAAAATTTATAAAGTTGTTCCAGTCATCATCATTAAAGTCTAAGAATAGATTTTTACCAAACTCATCTTTAGGGCTGCGGCTCTCGTTATACTCACCTTCTTTGTTGTAGTGGTAGTAGTCAGAGAATACAGAGTATAATAGCCTACGCTCAGTTGATGGGTCTACGTTTCTAAGGGCAAAGTTTGAGCTCATAGCAAACTTAGGCACATTCTCAAATGGTATGGTAAATTGTTTATTATTTTTAGGGTTCACGGTTAGGTCTCCAGTTAGTGGTGCAAAAAAGAAATCGAATTTTAAGTACTGGTTACAGTCATCTATCATTATATAGTCAGTATGGTGGTTTACCTGCTCATATATGTGGGCGTTCTCAGTTAGTTTTGGGTTCCGCCCATCTAGCACCAAGTTTTTCATAAAAAATCTAGGGGCTTTAAGTGCCAAACTTTTACCACTACCACCGTGGCTCTCTCCTTCATCGCTCACTTTCCAGTCCATAGCATACAAGCACCATGGGCGTGATGGGTCTTTGTACCTGTGCAGGGCATAGCCAAGTGAGTAAATTTTGTTTACCAAGTGATGCTTTTGTTCTAGTATCTCATCTTCGGTTAGTAGTGAGCCATCTATAGCCCATCTATATTTGTTCAAGTATGCTTCACGCTCTTCTAGCTTCTTCTCGTTTAGGCGGGTTTCTAACTCCTCACGCCAATGCACCCGGCTGGTGTTTATCAAATATCTAAAAAACATGCAGTTCTTGTTTTTTATCTCTATATCATACTCACCGGTGGGTAGTTGTTTTATATCAAACATGGGGTCTAGCATCTTCACGGTGTGGTCTATCACCTCATCCTTCCACACATATTTGCTTATCTCTCCTGGTCTAAAGTCTTCAATGCCATCTTTAGTCACCTTCCATGTGCGGTTTTTCAAGAATATAAATTGGCAGTGCTTGTCAAAGTCAGTAAAATCTATATCTATTTGGTCTAGGTTGCTCAAGCTTCCATTACCTAGCTGAGTGCTTCTGTAAAAAGTGTTTCTAAGCTTTATCTCTACTTTGCGTTCTTTCAAAAAAGAGTTTATAAAATTCTTTATCTCGTTGGCTTCTATCTCGCTCACTATATTGCCATCTATACGTATATATATGTAGCCTTCTTTGGCATTGTCGCTTTTTATACGATAAAAACCATTCTTTTGCAAAAAGTTATAGCATTGTGTATTATTAAACTGGTAGCCATAGCCTGTAAACTCACCTTTTCTGCTAAACTCTGGCACTTGGTCCCAAAATCTATAAGGTAGGGCAGTCTTCACCAGGTCAGCAAATGCCTTTTTACCCCAGTATCTAAAATAGTCTCTTACATCTTTGCAGGGGTTTCCTCTAAAATCTCGCTTATCTAGCAGCTCCATGGGTAGGTCTATGGTATACATGTCTAAAAAAGTCATGGCTAGTTGGTGCCCTTGTATTTGCCCTGTCTTATCCAAATCGGGCAGGTTACAAAACCTATCGCATATCTTTTGTATGTTAGTAAACTGCTTAGGAGTAAGCAAAGCACTTTCACTATTGCCCCATACCACCTCATAGCCCAGTGCAGCTATATTTAAGGCATCGCTGCCACCAGTGCAGTTTATTATCTCAGGTAGTTTTTTTTCTTTGCGTGCCTCAGCTTTGTCATCTTCGCTAGCTTGCTCATAGTTTATGGGGTCTCCGTTTAGGTCACCGTGTGCTTTAAGGCATTGCTCATAGCCATGTATATAGTCTTTGTCTCTGGTACCATAGTACATAAACCTGCGGCCTTTGTCTGGGCTTTTGGGTTGATATATTTTTTTAAACTTAGTCTCATCAAACACAAATATGGGGTAGTCATCATTGCTTTGTATAATGGTGGCTTTTCTGTTTTTGATAATGGTATAAGACGCTAAGCTATGCAAATGGTATTTTTTACATACTTTTAGTAAAGATTCGGTGTTGCAGCTTTCTCTTACTTTATCGGCAAATAGTGTGGCTAGTTCTTTTTCAGTAAAATCTTTTATATCAAAAAAGTATTTGCCTTCTTCTTCTTCAGGTGTGGCATCGCGGTATTCTACAGTAGGGGCTATTAATACAGCGGCTTGTGCAGCAGGTATAATATTGTAGCGTATGGCTATGGTTTCGCAGGCTTTTTTAAAGTCGCAGTTTTCTTCTAGCATCACCACACCTATGCAGTTACGTGGTACAGCATCACCGCCAAAGTCAGTCACTACCCAGTTTCTATCAGATAGTTGTTTCAGCGTGGCACTAGCAGTTTTTTCAGTGCCACGCATCTTAAACTTGGCATTCTTTTGCCTCACGCATATATCGGCTTGTGGGTAGTAGGCCAGTATTACATCTAGCCCTCCATTGGTTTTATCAAAAATATCTTCTTTGCTTATATATGCCATGGTCTATTCCTCCTCTCTTTCAAAAGCTTTAGTATATATTTCTTTACCCAACACAGCTGGACCTATTCCATTTAGCAGATATCTAACTTTAGGGTTTTGCTGCGTGGCTCTTATCACACCCACTATATAGTGGTTGTTTTCTTTGTATATTACATTATCACATACTTTAAAGAATGGCTTGGGTAATTGGGGTTTAATTGGTTTGTTACTCATTTTCTATTCCGTCTCCTGGCTTTTTTTTGTTGTTTACGTTTTTTAATATTCTTGGTTGGGTCTAAGTATTTTTTGTTTTGATGCTTTGATGGTGATGGTATTTTTACACTATTATTCTCCTGTATTTTATTTGGTATTCTATCATCTTCAATGTGCCTAGGAGCTTTGTATGGTACAGTAGTTTTAATAGCATTATTTATAGTTTCAGGTTCTATAATTACTACTTTAACATCTGTATTTGATGCTAAAAACTTAGCCATTGCCATTCTTTCATCATGGCTGCCAATGATTCCAATTTCAATGGCTTTTATATTTTCAATACAATTGCAGAAGGGGTATTGTTGACAACAAGCACTCATATCAATGGCCAGTTTAAAGGTTTAGAAACATGCTCAAACTCAATCACCCATACCCAAGGGTTAGCAATCCAACTATCAATGCCATTAATGCTGCACCATAGAGATTCAAATGAACGTAAAGCTTTTTTAGGTCCCATAAAATAATGTTTCTTTACGGTGTAGTTTTTAAAAAATTCATTCTACCACCTCTATCTGACTGCCATTCTAAAGCAGGAGAGGTAAGGGCAGCCGCTAACATATTATTGCCGACAATGGCGGGCTTAGTGCTTAATTGGTCATTTATGCTGTTCATATACATTTGTTTTTAAGTTGAAAATTTGTGCTATTTAATCCGCCACTGCGGCAATAATCGGAACGTTGGTGGTAATGCCACGAGACACCCTAAAATGGCAAGTCATCAGAACCTTTTTGATTTCTATTCTTAAAATATCTTCTGACTTTTGCAGGGAATTGATACCTTACATATCGCCAAAAAACATTTCTACACCAGTATATTTTCCAAATAAACCATATTTGTAATTTTGCATACCAATTATACTCAAAGTCTGAAATTTTACAGCAAAAAATGGAACTTGACAATGGTCCTTCAACTACTTTTACTTCAAAAGCATTATGATACATAAAGAAAACAGGGTTCAAGACAACATCCCATTTCATTAATTTATCTTTTGCTTTAATCCTAATATTTAAGTGCAAATGGCTTTTCATTTTAATTTTTATTTTCGGTTAAATAATCATATAATTTGCCAGCATCAGACAAATCAATTATGCTATTGTCTTGTCTAAATGCTTGTAATTCTTTATTCTTTTTGCCAAAATCTAATTCCCATAAAAAATACTCTATCCAGCTATGATGACCATTCTCGTCATTCATTTGGACTTGTAATATTTTAACAACTTGGTTCATTAGTAAATGATTTTCATACATTAAATTAGCTTCAAATCCATTAGAATAAACTTGACCTAACAACTTAGAACATTTCACATCGTGTAAATGCTGTTGCTCTATTTTTTCTATTGTTTCTATAAATAATTCTCTATTCATTATTTTAAAATTACATCGTTTAAGAAGGCACTAACCACCAACATAGTGTTGCCAAAATGGGGGCAGAAGTGCATTTAATGAACATTTGTACTGTGTTCAACAGTAGTGCTTTTAATGGGCTTTTGTGCTATAAATCCCCCACTTCGGCAACACTCGACCGTTATAACCATTGCCTATGGCTTTCATTTCATGCACCCATCTTATATAGTCGCATCCTGCTTGTTTGCTTTCAGGCTTACCATGCTCATCCAATGGCCCCCAGCTCATAAACTCCATCACGTTTTCAATAGTAAAATAGTCAGGGTTTAAAGCTTTGGCATACCTAGGCATATCATCAGCTAGGCTTCTACTATCTTGGTCGCGGGGTTTACCTCCTTTGGCTTTGCTAAAGTTGGTACACTCTAAGCTGGCATGCACCAGAAGTCTAGCATCAGGATATTGAAGGCGGGCTATGTCTACTACTTTTTTAAGTTTTATCATGCTCACTTTTCTAATATCTTCAATAAAGTGTACAGCCTCAGGATGGTTTGCCATATGGCTTTCTATTGCCACAGCATCATGGTTTATGCAGCATATAACTTTACAACCTGGGGTGCGTTCAAAACCAGTAGTTACACCACCAGCTCCACAAAAAAGATCTACCACAATTAGTTTTATATTCTTACTCATGGTCATTCTCCTCTCTTAAATTATTATCATTAAATGCCTCTAAAAAAGTAACTAATTGGGCATGTGTAAATTTCCCTTTAGTTGTTTGTTTTTTAAACTCAGTAGGAGTAATATCCAGTCCAAAATTTATCTCAATAAAATTTCTATCAATCACTACCTTGTCTCCAGTTTCAGCATATATATACTTTTTGCCAAGAGCATCACGTAGTTGCTTACCCGCTATAAATTTTTGATTGAATATATACTCTTCTAGTTCTTCTACAGTATACCTCAAATAGAAAAGAACGCTATCCATAGTGCAAACATTTGAAATATGTTCTAGATCACTATCGTACTGGTAGCCTTGTTTTCGACATAATTCTGATACAGTAATCTTACTCATGCCCTTTCTCCTCTCTATATCTATTCACCCTTGAATCTATAAGTAATAGTATAAGCACTGTGGCTACTATTACACCCACTACCATGCTGCCAGTAGGGTATGCTTCTATACAAGCTGCTATTCCTTGTCCCATGTTAGTTTACTTTTGGGGTTTGGGTTAATTCAGCTTTTAAATCATCTATAAAAACAATAGAAGAGTAGGGTATACATTCTCTTGTATTACATAGCATCCCTACTATATATATTATAAAATGATCTTCTTCTATTTCACTTACTCTGAAAAATCTTATAATACCTTCTATTTTTACTTTCTCGAAACCTTGATAAACACATCTTCTAATCTCATATTCAGGCTGGGCATTTTCATGGTTGCAGTTGTGTATATAATATACATTTATAACAGAGTAGTCACTGTGGCTCCTTCTTATAGTGAATTGCTCACCATCCAGAAGCCTTTGTTTAGTAGTTTTAATTGACATTTGTATTTAGTATTAATTTGATTTTTAGAGATAAAAAAGCCTCCGTATCGCGAGGCACGTGTCGATGGGTAACTATGACCGTATTGGCTATATCTGCCTGTGGCGTCTATTCAAAATGCACCCCAAAAGGAAAGGGGGCTATCATCAGCTCTTGCACTGTCTCTGGCAAGTAAGCTTCATACATGTTTTTATAAATTTCCTTTTTCTTCTTCACATTATCCCACTGCTCTATCAGTCTATCACTTTCTTCAGTATCACCATTGCCTTCAATAGTATTTAAATTATACAGTTTGTTAGCAATTTTACGTTGTACCCACATACATATGCGGTGTTGCTCTGATGCTAGTCTAATGTTCCAATCATTCGCATCAACTATTTCTTTTTGGCTTATGTGCTTCATTTTTTAAATAATTTAGAAAATACATTTAAGCCCATATTGATAATAATAAATAAGACTACTACACTAAATGTAATTAAGCCAATAAACTGCACGGCAATGTTTGCTTCAAGTAAAATCATGATAATGGTTGGGGGTTAGGTAAAAGTTGTTTTAGGTCATTCAGTCCGGTGTGCCAGCAGTTATAAAACATGCTATCAGCAGTAGGGGCTATGGTCTCAAGTTTAGCCCAGTGTTGTTGTAGCAGCATCACCAGTTTGCCATAGCTTAGGTGTGCTACTTTGTTAGCCGCAAATATGAATTTGATGTTTGCAATGGCTTGTATTTTATCAGCATCTATTACACCATGGCTATATGCTGCTTGGCGGTGGTTGGTATACTTATTTATAAACTCTATAATGCAAGCCCTAAGCTTCACATCTATAAACTTGGTAGCATCAGTTGGGTTAGCATATATTTTATGTAAGTGTATCTCATTGGTGCCGTATCTCCAATTTATTATAGCCATATACTCATTGGTATGCAGGTCTACTATGGTTTTGTGAAGCATTGGAGTAGGTGGGGTTAAGATTTAACGAACTTAGATTTTGAAGCCAAAACAGATACAGGCTCTTGTGTTTTATATAAATCTTTAATAGTAATATTTATATACTCATTATCACGGCCTGTGCGGTCTTTAGCTTCTTTAGCTTTTTGCTGTATATATGATATAATTATATCAGCATCCAATGCCTTCAAATCTTTTTGGGTACCGTTCCAAATCTTGTCTAAAATCATGCGGCTAAAACCCATTTCTCTCAACTCTTTTTTCACCAAACTAGTTTCAAAAGGTAGGCTTGTTAAAATCTCCTTTATTTTAAGCTCTCTTTTACTTATTTTTGCAAGTTGTTCTTTCATTTGTAGTATTTATGCTTCATTTGAAACACAGTGCAAACATCAAAGAAAAGTCTTTCTTTACAAAGAAACACTTTTCAACATAATGTTGATATACTATGCAAAAAACTGAAAAACAAAAACATAGCGAGTTAATAAAAACACGCTTTGAAAAGTGGTTAGCTTATAAAGGTTATACCAATGAGAAAGGTGAGATTGAGAATGTACGTCGATATGAAAAAGCTATAAAAGCTACAGAGCATGCCATACGTAACCCTCTTAAAAATGGTTTATTCCCTGGCTTTGAAACTATGTATGCAATAGTTAAAGCAGAGCCTGAATTAAATGTTACATGGCTTTATACAGGAGAAGGCCCCATGTTGCTTAAAGACCTATTAGATGAGTATGCTATAAAAGTAGCTAGCGAGCCTGAAATAGAATATGAAGTTAAAGACTGGAAAGTAGAAGCCCACAAATGGAAGGATAAATATATAGATTGCTTAGAGAATAAAGCCACCGATAAGTAGCTCTGTGGCAGTGTGTCAGCAAAGTGGCAATATATCTATACTTAAATACAATCATAAACAATTATGCAATAGCCTAATATGGGAAAAACATTTCAAAAAAATACAAGTTCAAGTCCCGCCCGCGGTACAAATGTAAATGGTTTGGTAGTCATTGAATTACCAAACCATTTTTTAGTTAAAACAGATTCTGTGTCAGCAGTTGTGTCAGATGATATAAGCATTACAGCTAAAAGACTAATGAAGCCAGATAAAAAAGTATTTACTAAAAACGAGGATATATATATTTCAGATAATGGGCTGCAGTATAAAAAAGCACATCTTATTATACCAAGCCCCACATCAAAAGACCAAAGGTGGGTAATTGCATTTTACTGCTGGAATGTACAAAAAAATAAACTTGTTAGAGAAAGAGATACATCATGCAATAAAATTACTGATTTAGAAAAAAGAAAACGCTGGTGTCAGCAACAAATTAAAATTATAAATACTGACTTAAAATCAGGATGGCATATAGATATCGATAAAAAAGAACGTGAAAATATATTAGCCAAAATTACTACCAGTTCACGCAATATAAAGCTTATAGATGCACTAGAATTTGCACTAAGTTTAAAAGCTTCAAACAAACCACGAACATATACAACATATAAAAACTTTTGCAATAAATTATATATATGGTTAGAGAAAAAACACTTACACCATATGTTGCTCACACAATTTACCGGGTCACTATTTCATATATTTTTAATCGACTTGCAAAAGAATGAAGGTATAAAACCACGTACATATAATAATTATTTAAACGCCATCAAAACATTGATTAATGACTTGATGAAACACTTGAATAAACCACAAGAAAACAATATAATATTATATGAAAATCCATTAAAAAATATCAATACCCTTTCACATGGTATGGGTAAAAATGTGGCTTTTAATAAAGATCAGGTATCAGAGCTTTTAACATTTATGAGTGGCAGTGCAAAAAGAGAAGCATTAAAGTTTGTGTGCCAGTGGATGTATTATACATGCGACAGAACAGAAGAGCAATGCTCACTACAAATAAAACATATAAACTACCATGTCCCAGGTAAAATATATTACCCAAAAGAAAACACCAAAAACAGCTACGAAAAACATGTGACAATATGCGATGAGCTTCAAAGATTAATTGATGAACATAACTTACTATCATACCCGCCAGACTATTATATATTCTCTGCAGGGAGTTATACACCTGGGCCAATAAAAGCCGATAGCAAAAGACTGGGTGCAAGCTTTGGCGATAATGTTTTACGCAAACTTAAATACTCCAAAGATTATACACTATATAGCTGGAAACATACAGGAGTGGTGGCACTATGGAATGCCAGAGTACCAAAAGGAGAAATACAAACCCAACTAGGACATATAGGTAGTGATAGTTTTGATAAGTATTTAAAAAGTTTAGGATTGATGGAAAGCGAAAACCTTAGGAGTCTGTATCCTTCATTACCAAATTTATAGTTTGTTTTTGCAATTCACTAATGATGTATAAACTATGTATAAATGTCTCATCTTGTATATCATCGTTAGTTGCTGTAGATGCTAACTTATGACTTATATAATTTAAGCAGTGTAATGTTTCCTTACCACCATAAATATTGATGATATTTTCGTTTAAATCTGACATGTATATTTAAGTTTAATTTATTGTTAAACGTCAAATCAAAGTAATTATTTTCTCAACTACTGCGACATGTAATATTTTAAGCAAAAAAAAAAGCCTTTCAACGTGTGAAAGGCTTTTTTACTTTTTGAGACATGTAAGATTTAGTTACGTTCGATAATCGAACCCTACACTACAGTTTTTAGGTTGCTTAAAGTTTTTCTGTATGGTTTCATGACTAAGAGCAGGCCTTTGTGGTACAGGTGGTAGTTTAAATGTAATTACCCCTTCGCCGTCTATTGGCTGTATACTATTGCATTGGTATATAATATTAGTAGCAGTATCAGTTAAGGTACTTATACTATAGCTTATATAATTAGGCTGTGTGGCATCACTTATATAGTTAAATAAAGTGAAATCAGTAGCCATAACATCAATAGCCACTACATCAGCAGCAGGCTGCACAATGCACGTTTGGTCATTACTTACTACGCCAGTAATGGTAGAGGCTTGTGTAAATGCAATCATACCGAAAGCAAATAACAGGAATAGGATTTTTTTCATTGTTTTAATTTAAAACTTTAAATAAGAACACAATTTTAGGCAGGTATATGAAATGCTAAAAGGACACAAAAAAACTGCCCTGATATTTCTACCAGAGCAGCTACAATCCAATTCTGCTTTTAACAAGCAAAACAAGTTCTTACAAATTTAATCTTTAATTTTCAAACTCCAAGTTATTTGATTCAAACATGTAGTAGTTTTTACCCCTGCTTGTATCAAAGCATTTTCAACCTCAGTCATAGTAATGCTAGTAACTAGTTGCTCTATATGGGCAAAAACCATACTGGTATTTATTACATCAGTAGGTTCTGGGTTTTGCTCAAATACATTAAAGATAATTTCTTTAATGGTTACATCTCTTGACGGTGCTTGGGTGGTGTCTGTGGGTTTTTCATCTGCCTGATGAGAAGTTCCCGGTTGTGTTGTTTGGTGCATTTTTTTTGAATAAATTAAAATATAAAACCCTGTGTGGACCAAACAACACGAAAATGTTATTAAGTGGATTGATTACCACTTCACACAGGGTTTTTAAGAATGAAAGTTTTAATGATGCGTACATTTTCGTTTATTTGGTCACTGCAAACATATGAAAACTTTTATTATATGCAAGAAAAATATTATAAATTAGAAATACAAGTAATTACGTTTTTAAATTCAATTTGGTTTTCATAAGTAAAATCTTGTTCTACATAACTCTTGCTAGTCCAAACTCTCAATGTCTGTATATTTTTATTTTTTAATTCATCAAGAGACTTCATTTTCCCCCAAACACCTCCAAAATAAACAGTTGAATTTGCATCACAATTAAAACTACCATCATTACTTAACTCTAATCTACTCCCATCAGTAAATAATATATTTATTTTTGCTCTATTATCAATACAACTACTAGCTCCTTTTGCACGTATAGATAAAGTTAGACCATTATCACTACCTTTTAATATTAAAATTCTAAACCCAGTTTTCCCTGCATCATTTGTAACTACTAACGTTTTCTTACCTGATGAATAAGTACTCCCATCTACTTTATCTGTAACTGTTTCAATCCAATTAGAACAATCATTTGAGTCTATATTAGATTGAATATTCTTTGTGGAATCAGGTGCATATTTCCATGTCCCATCTGAATTTAGTAATACTTTTACCCCAGCATCTGTAGTGGCTTTTTGTGTTTGTCCATAAGTAATTGTTGTATTACATACAACAATCAATAAAATAGCTAATATTATTTTCATTTTTAAATTAATTTGAAATACAAATATATAGTATTAGCCTCTACTTCTATTCTCTACGTTACTTATTTTTTGCTGCACGGTGGTTATATCTTTTACAGCATCAGTGTCTAATATGGCAGTGGCTTGTATGCCATTGGTTATAAGTTGTTGCATTAGTATATTCATGGTATTTATGGCTTGTAGCAATGCCATATTGGTTTCGTTGGCTATGCTGGTAGTGATGCTTTGGTTTGGTGGTGGGGTAGGCAGCACACCACCCACAGCCATTTTTGGCATAGCATGGTGGCTTAGGTCCATCATTGCACCATAGCGTAGTGCAGGCAATACAGGTTTGCCACCACCAGCCATGCTGCTTTGTAGCAGGCTATCTATAAGCATGCGGTTGTTGCGGGTAGCCTCACGGCTTAGCACCATTATAGTTTCATCACGTTCCATCTCAGCTAGTGGTTGTCCGCTGGCTCCATCAGTTAGCATTATGCCATGGTTGCTATGGTATTGCCCAAAGTTTGCCACACCTCCACGTTTGCCAAACTCAGCACCTTTAGATAGTTTAGGCAATGGTTGGCTAGTTATAGCTGCTATTTGTGCAATGCCTGCAGTGCTCACCAGGGCAGTAAGTATACCACGCAAAGTTTGGCTTATGTCTGCATTCACAGCAGGGTTAGCATTTATTTGGGCTATGGCACTTGCCATATTTATTACAGCTCCAAATACTGCAGCAGCTTTATCTCGTTTGGCTTGGTCATATGCTGCTTGGCGTTTTTTCTTATCTAAGTCAGCATCTATTTTAGCTTGGCGTTTGTTGTATTCTACTTCAGTTATCAGTTTCTTATCAAGCTTGCTTTTAAGTATGGCTTTCTCTTGCTCAGCTTTAGCCTCAGCATCTTGCAAGTCTGCAGCATCTCTATTGTTGCGTATGGTGTTTATAGACTGGTATATGGCCAAGGTATTTTGGGCATACTGCTCAGCTACTTTTATTTGTGCAGCTCTAGTTTCGCGTTCTTTGGTTAGTTCTTCTTTACGTATTTTGTCTTTCTCATCCACTACCTTTTTTTCAGCATCTAACTTGGCTTGCACCTCAGCATCTAGTATTTTTTCAATCTCTATTTGCTTTAACTTTTCTAGATCTATATCTTTTATGCCAGCTGCCAGTGCATCGTTATACAACTTTTCATACTTATCATCAAGTGCAGTTATTTGGTTCTGAGCATTGGTTTGCTGTGCACCATAAAGTTTATCTTCTGTATCAGCTTTCTTTTTGGCTAGGTCTTGGGCTTCTTTTAAATCTTGTGCTGCATACTTTTTATTTATAGCATCCAACCCCATTTTATACTGCTCGTTTATTTTTTCTTTACTAAACCCAGCAGCATGCATTTCGTTGGCCATATCTTCAGCATGTTTGTTATACTGTATCAGTTCTTTGGTTTGCTCATCTTTGGTGTTTTCTAATAGCACTTTGTAGAAGGTATCATCTATTTTCTTTATATTATCTACAAAGTCTTTGCGGTCTTTCACTGCTCTTTTCAATTCCTCGTCACTTGCCACACCCGGAAGAGTAACAGCAGTAGTTTTGGTAGTGCCACCAGCAGCAGCAGGTTTATTACTTACTTTGTCATCTATAGGGTTTAGGTTCAATCTTTTTATAGCATCAGCACGTTTTTTAGTTTGGTCAAAGTATGCTTGTTGTTTTTCATTAGCATCTTTTTGCAAGTTATTTATAACCCTAAAGTAATTGTTATTTATAAAAGCAGTTTGTCTTCCAACATCATCAGCAGCAGCCCCACCTAGTTTCTTCATTTGTTCTATTAAAGATCTAAACTTTTGGGTAGTGGTAGAGCCTTTTAGTTCTATAATATTATACTGTTGTGCAACACTGTTTAGGTAGTCTTCTGTCTCAGCCATTGTATCATTTAACTCAGTTTGCACATCAGTAAAATCTTTGGCTTTTTCGCTCAGCTTCTCATCTTGTTTAGATAGCAATAGCTTTTGAGTAAGGTTACTATTTACCTTACCAAGTGCTATGGCTAGGTCGCTATTACTTGCAGTTTCAGCATCCAAATTACCTAAGTATGCTGGGTATTTGGCTTGCAATTCTTTTACTAGATCTACTCTTTCTTTAGTTGTAAGGTTTGCGTTTAGCAATTTACTTCTAAGTCCTACCAAATCAACTTGCTCTTGTCTTGTCACAGCACTCAGTTTTTCAGCAGGGGCTATTACTTCGGCTATACTCACAGCTAGGCTAGTAAACCCACGTGTAAGTGAATTATCGCTAAAATATTTGCTTAATGATTTACCTGCACGTTCTAAGGTAGCTGCTGTGTTTTCATTCTTAAGCCCAAACTCTTTCATCACACTGCCAGTCTCGGTTAGTGCTTTGCTGGCAAGTTTTGTTTTGTCATCAAGCAAGTCCATGCCATTTCTCAGCTTCAATATTACTTCACTGGCTCCTGCTCCTTGTAGTTCAGTATCTTTAAGTATACCTGCTAGGGCTGTGGCACTTTGCCCACCTTTGGTACTGCCCTCAATAAACTTTTTAAATGCACCATACAAGTCATTATTCACTAGGTCGGTAAAGTCTTTAAATGAGTTGGCTTTAGGGTCCATAGCTCCCTTGGCCACCTCATAAAAGCTTTTGGTGTCAGTAGTCATTTTTTGTAATATTCTACTCACAGCAGTTCCTCCACGTTCAGTACTCACATTTAGTTCTTGCAGGGTAGCACTCAACCCAAGTATTTGCCCACTGGTAAGGCCTAAGCTACTACCCACACCACCTATTCTATTGGCAAAATCTGCCACTACTGGTCCGGTGGCAAGCCCAGCAGCTCCCAGTTCATTTAGAGCATTACCTATATGCAGTAGGTCTTTGTCTACAGCATCTGTTTTTATATCGCCTAGCACATTACGCAGCGTGCCTATGGTTTTAGTTACTTCTTCAGAGCTACTAAACTCATCGCCAAGTGCCACATTTAGTTTATCTATGGTTTCAGTAAACTTTAATATGTCTTGTTTGGCTATGCCTAACTGCCCAGCAGCTATAGCTATTTTGCGTAGGTCTTCAGCACTGGTTCTAGTATTTATTTTGTTCAGTTCGCTCACAAGGTTTTTTGCCTCCACAGCACTCATACCCGTTGTCTTTTGTATATCGGCTATTTCATCACTTAGTTTAGCAGCATAGTCTAGCCCATCTTTAAAAAAACCTGCCATGTTTTGTAGCCCAGCTGTTGCAGCATTACTAGCAAATGTGCCAAGAAATACATTTTTAGCAGAGCCAAGCAAGTTACTCATAGCACTACCTGTATTGGCAGTCTCAGCTTTCAGGTCGGCTAGTTGTTGCTTCACATCTTTTAGCCTTTTGCTTTTATTCACAAACTCTTCTGTGCCTACGCTGGCACGTCTCCACTCACTTGTAAGTTTTCTTACTTCTTGCTCTAGTTCAGCCACACTATTTTTAGGCAGTTTACGTATGGTCACACTCAGGTCAGCTATGTTCTGCTGTAGTTTAGCTGCATTCTTCCCAGCATTATCAAACTCTTTGCTGCCTTGTTTCAGGTCAGTCATTGCAGTTTGCAAGTTTTTCAATTCTTTCTTAAGCTCTCTTAGGCTTTTCTCAGCTAGGTCAGTGTCTGTTATTATTCTTACCTTAGCTTCTTCAGTAAATGTACTCATAGGTATTCTGGTTTTTATTTAAGTTTTATAAGTTCGCCACTCATCACCTCCATTATTTCAGAGGTCATTTGTTGGCCATATTTTACAGCAAGCAGTTCTTTAAGCCTATTCACTTGCACATATAGCTCTTTGCTATACCATTTTTTAGGAGACCTCAATGCACCTTTGCGTTTGCCTAGTTCTCTTCGGGTTTTTCTAACCTCACCCACTTCGCTTAGTCTTATGCCTTTGCCCACTCCCATATCCACAAACTTGCCATAGTATTTAAAGGTAAACTCTACCAGAGCCACATTGCCTCCACTCTCTTGCACCAGGTGCTTAGCAAAACTATTAAATAGTTCACCGGTGCTGCCTATGCCTTGCTTTCTTAGATTGTTGTGCCAGTTCTGTATGGTTATGTCAGCCCAAGCCTCTACGGTGGTTAGGTTGTTCATGTGGTTTTTACAAGAGTTACTTTAGCCCTAAGCATATTAGCAGTTTGGTTAGTAATGCTGGTGCTTATGGTTTTTATAAAATAGTTTTGGTTGCCTATGCGTTTTTTGCGGCTTAGGTCTAGGTTCAATAGTTCAGTATGGGTTAGTATTACTTCGGCTTCTACTACTACAGGCTTAGCCACAAACTCAAACCACCTTTCATATCTATTGGCATATAGCCCTGTTTCACCTTCCCATTTTAGTGAGTTAGCAAAATAAGGAGTTACACTATCAGCCAAATGATCAGTGTAACTTGCATAAGGAAAATTGTCTCCAGCTACATCTTGTTGCAGGCCTCTGTATATAAGCAATCTTAAACTATATGGGTTTGTGGGTAGTAGTAAGTTTGCTTCTGTGCAGTTGCATTTTTGCTGTACGCTAGGTATAAACCATTGGCGGGTTGCATAGTATAAGCCAGTAATGGTATCATCTTCCATCAATGGGTAACTAGCGTCTGTTATAATCTCTTGGCGGTTACTAGCTTCAAGGTATTTATAAACTAAAGCTTTAGTCTCATCTATAAAAGCATCATCAGCATCAGCGGTCATGCTCAAGCTATACCATGTTTGTTGCTTGTCTTGGCTCTTTTTATAGCTAGGTTGTAGTTTATTTGTCCAGTCTGCATCAGGTTCTAGGTCTAATAAGTCTTGGCGGCAATCAACTGATACTTTGTCTAAAGCTTGTGTATAGTTAAAGTTTAAGTTAAACATTACAGCCACCGCTTTTATAAAGTCAGTAGCTAGCATATCAGGCACATGGTTTATACAATCAATAAATGAATTACAGATGGTTACATATACATCATAGGTTGTAGGTCCTACTACTTTGTCTTGTGGGGCATCAGTTTTATCAATATTATGAGTATTGTATATATAACATTTTGATATAAGTGCATCAGTAAGCACACTTCCTGTAATGTCTACCCCTGCTAGTTCAAATATCTTTTTAAGTACATAGTTAACTTTAAGTAAAGGTACATAACTATTTAAGTTTAGCAAAAAATGAGGTGCTGAAGTTTCCCATTCATTTTTTATATACCCATCTTTATAATAGTTTAAATAATTCTGATATCTTCTAAATGTAACATATGGCTCTACTCCAGTTGGGTCATATGTGTTTTTTGCAGTATCTCTGTCGTTCCAGGCATCAGGGTTTTTAATCACCGGGAAAACATAAGGGTAGTCATCAGGGCTCACAGCCACATCATACAAGTGGGTCATTATATCATCTTGTGTGGCTACTTCGCCTGTCATGGCTATTATACCCAAGGCTAGGTCTTTTAGTCGCTTGCCAGTTATATTGCTTATGGCACTCTTACCCACTAGTATATCCACTTCAAAGCCATTAGTCCCTGCACTTGTCACGGTTAGCAATCCTTTAAATAATGTATTGCCATCTATTTTCACCAGCACCATTATAGGCTCTGGCATATCATCAAATATGTCTAACCTTTGGCTATTGCTTAGTATTTCTCTATTGTTTTTAGTATTGGGTAAGCTAAAAGGTAAAGAGAAACCCCCATTAAGGCTTAAATCAAAATTAAACAGATCGTTGTTTTGCTCAATAGTTATTTTAGCATCAGGCCTTAGGTTCAAATACCCATTTTCTTCTGTACATATTTCTATCATGCTATGCTACTGTTTTAGAGTTAAATTCATTAAATGCATACTCCCATTCAAAACTTATAGCCCATTTATATTCATCATCGTGCACTATCTCTGTTTTCACATTCTTACAAAGCACTTCTAGCAATCCATCGTCTCTCACTTCGTATATTTTAGCAGCCAAAGGCAGTTCTCTAGCAATGTTTTGTATCTGTGCTTTGGGTTGCCAGCCGCTATTGGTCACATACTTTTCAAGATACATTTTGTTGGTACTGGCTTTATATCCATCTATAGGTATAGTTATATCACCCTCAAAGGTTGGTTCTTTGGTTTGTATTTCTTCTTGGCTATGCATAGCCTCAGCATTGGTGCGGCCATAGCACCATATAGTATCAAACCCACCCAAGCTATTGCTAAATATAAACTGTCTGTTGTATTGGCGGGCTATGGGGTCTATATCCATTATTATCATCTCAGTCACCCAGTCAGTAGATGAGCTGCCACCAGTAGTAAGCACCACACCTATACTTCTCACATCGCTCAATGTTACAGCACCTGCAAGGTTAGATGGGTGTATAGGCAATCGTTGTATGTAGTATTGTTGCAAGGTCACATCTTCTACCTTGTGCCAAGATATACCACCGTTTTTCATAAAAAACTTAACCCAATGCTCGTAGGTACCACCTGCTATATCGCAGTAGAAGTATAACCAATGTCTACCCACTAGGCTAGTTTTAAAAGTACGTGGCATATTGGTAAGCCATGTTACTTTATTCTCTAAAATATCTACCATTTTAGAAGCAAAGCTTGTTCTGTAGTAGTCTAGCCCAGCGTTTATAATTCTAAATACATTAAACATACCAGGGTCAGCTATTATAGCCGGGTGTATCACAGTATCGTAGTATTCAGCAGGGGTTATATAGGCACGTTTCACCCCATTAATGCAAGCAGTTACACCACTCTCACCTAGTATGGGTGCATCATAACCAAGTGCATCCAAAAATATATCCTTTAAGTTAAACTCACTTTCACCTATGGTATTAGGTGGGCTGCTTAGTGTAGCCACTTTACTATAAGCACCTGCCATATATTCATCTTCTATAAACACATCCACTAGGTTTTGCATCTGTCTGTATTCATTATTATTCCCTACAGACTGTGATGCTATAGAGGTATTGGCAAGTGATACTACAAAATTAAAAGGGGGCTGCTCAGCTACATGTTTGTTCTCAAATAGTATAGTATCTGTACCATCAAAAGTTACCACCCAATCTCTTTGTATAAGAGGGTGGGCTAGTGGCAACTGTGCAGCTAGTAGGGTTAGGTAGTCTACAAGTGTATCGGGGTTATAGTTATAATAAACATATCCAGCATCGCTTAGGGTATCTACAAATTCTATAAGAATACCTTGCCCTGCATATTCAAAACTAAAAGTACCCGCAGCGTTAGGTCCTATCGATGTGAACTGAAGACTAAAATAAGCATTACTACCACTGGCAGTAAGATGATTGTTAGTAGTAATTTTATAAGGTACATTGTTTCGGGCAGCAGCAAAAGTATCTGGTTGTTTATTCACTGAAATCATATCCCAAATTTCAGCATCTCAATTCTATACTAAAAGGACACGTTACATATTTGAATATGGTATAAGTGGGGCTCCTGTGTTTCCATCTTGTATCCAATCAGCTGCATTTACCTGCATGCCACTATTAAATATTTCAGTAAAACTCCAATATACCCTTTGTCCATGTAGTTTATTACCACCTATATTGGTCATTGGTTGAATACTACAACCTAAAAATACATTTTTACTACACCTTCTCTCCTCAAAATCCTTTTTTATAAACCCATTTATTTTATTACACACTAGCAAAGCATTGTGTTGCACCTCATCAGGCTTCACATTTGGGGCATTGGAAGTAGTAAGTAAAATATAGCTACCTTCTACGGTTCTTACTGGGCGGTCTTGGTGTGGCAAACTTATTCTATATGATGGGCTTATCCATATCATCATATTTCCAGTCAAATGCGAATATTGCTGCAATACATCATCCAGGTTAAAGGTGGCAAATGGTTCTACACCCAAAGTGGCTTGTATAAATTTATTTTCGCCAAGGTCTAGTAAGTTGCTACATATAGCACGTCCGTAGTTAAAGTAGTCAGTAGTATTCATTATGCGGTTTTAAGTTTTTGTTCAAGTTCATCAGCCTCCACAGCCATGTCTTGTAAGTTTATAAGCAACTCTATCAAGTTCTTTTCTTTAATGCTTTCAATATCACCAAAGGCAGGGTTATGCCTAGCAAGGCTCCATATCACATTTACCCACCCTTTATTATCTTTAGACTTGCCGCTGGCTTCTTCCCACAGAGCAGGGCATATTTTGCCTAGCAAACTTCTGCAGCTCTCATACCATATAGCCAATAAATATAGATCAGCTACTGGTAGTTTCTGCATCACCTCAAATCTGTCATCTATCAAGTGCCGGTTAAAAACCTCACGCATATCATTGCGTTGTTTCCAACGTTCTAGTGTAGCAGGTCTATATAAAGTAGCGGCTAACCAGTACAGCCATTTTATGTCATTACTCTCGTAGTATTTATTAAAATACATATCAGTAAAATGAAACTCCTCAGCACATATATTCTCAAACTTATCACTAGGAGCAATATATTTAGTGCCATCTATTTCAATAGATTTAAGTGGAAGTCTTAAAATAAATGGGGGAGTGGTAAACATAAAATTCAAAGCTTTATCAAGCAATAGTTTGGACCATTGTTGCACACTCACTTTTAGCCATTCTTTGTGGGTCATACCTGTAATCTCGCCAAATATTAAAGTAAGTATTTGCCTATAAAGTTCAGTATTCACATCGGTTTCGCTCACATATATACGCTCTAGGTTAGGTCTTATATGTTCAGTATAGGCATATATACCTTTCACACCTACTTCCTCCCACTTCTCAGGATATCTGTATACGTTGTTATTTATTATAATAGATATCATGTATTTAATTTTTTTAGCATCTCAATTAATTTTGGGTGTGGGTATGCATCTGTTTTATCTCTTCTATAGCATGCATGAGAAACCAATGAAGCTTCCCCACGCTGTGCCACATCCCATATATCCCACATTTTATCTGAATACTCAAATGTTATTGAATACTTCTCACCCCAATATAACAGTAATCTTCTAACTGATTCTATTTGAGCATCAGTATAATTCTCAAATGCTGTTTGACCTCTCCAAGGCTTATCAAGTATACATACGTCTTTTACCTCTCCTCCGTATGCGTTAAAATATTTATTACCTACTTTTTTCAAGTAGCCATAGCAGCAAATCTCTATTGGTATGGTTTGTTTTTCAATTTCTTTATAATTAGCTGCTGCTATCCCAAATGAAAATGCCCAAAATTTAGATGGGTAAGATTGAATAATTGCTCCATCTCGTTCAATCAAAACAGGAGTAGCCACTCTATCTTTATCGGCTATCCATCCTCCTATTGATGAGTCAGCACTTCCACCTGCAGTATGGTGTAATCCTACTGCTTTTTTAACTTGCACCTCTTCATAGTACTGATTAGGCGGCAATAGATTAAACTCTAACCTTTCTTCTACTAATTCTCTGTAGTTGCTCATACTCTTAGTTTATAGTTTTTAATTTTATAAAATGCGTATAAGAAAAAACTGAGCGATATAACAAAGCACCCATCACCAAACCATCCTGATTTTAACTTTTGCCACCAGGTTAATTTTACTTCAATCACTTGTGTCTGGTATTCAGTGTGCGTTTTATTCTCACCTACCTGAGTAAGAAGGTAAGCCACTTGCTCTTTATACTTATTTATCTGGTCTTCGCAGTCACTTTTTATTATTAAGTTGTTCCCGTCAGATTTAATAGAAGTTTTATTATTCCCATTCACAAAAGTTTGATCTATGGGTTTTAAATTACCTTTTTCATCACAAGGGTTTTTTATATTACTTTCAACCTTCCCACCTTTAGTTATCACAGTAGAATCTTTTAACACTATGCGAATACTATCTTTAAAAGTAAGCACTACGCTATCTCTTATATTGGTAGATGGGTTACAATACTTTTTTACATAATAGTCTTTACTACACCCACTCAGTCCAAGTGTTAAACCTATCAATGCTAGCAGCATCAATCCTAATAGTATTTTGCTTTTCATTATACGTTTGGGGTTGTTTTTATTCTACTTTTATACCCTACAAGTGCTATTATAGCAGATATGAATAGCTTTGGCCATTCTTTAGCTAAGTTAAAATTAACCCAATCAATATTTATCCATGCGTTAGCAATAGCAGCAGCAATACCAAGAAATGTGGCTCCGTAGTCTGCAAGTTTGTTTTTCTGTTTTGTAGTCATATTATTGTTTATTTACAAATTCATATTCAGCCTTCAGCTCCATCATTTTATTATCCCTGGCTTTGGCATATTCAGGACCAAAACCATGGTTTACATTCTGCAGCCCATAGTCCATGGCTTCAAGTTTTATACTCATTAGGTCGTGCTGGCGTTGGTCTTTTTCCCATTTAGCCTTTACTTTTCCCCAAACATAGCGGCCTACTGCTCCAAATGCCGCTGATACTGCTGTTATTACTATAGTTTGAAAATCCATATATATTACATTCCAAAAGATTTATTGCCCGGTTTATTTACAAAATGTCTCTTTACACCACTATCAGGGTCGGTGTATGCAGTAGAAGAAAAATATGTAGCATAAGTGCTATTGCTAGCAGTGGTATTCAGGTGCTCTTTTAATTGTTTTAGTAAGCTTAAAGCCATACTTTTCATATCGGCTCCACATTGTTTGCTCTTATTGTCTACTTCATCATCACATATACACAACCCTTCATCTTCAAGCTTCACTAGTCCATCATTTATTGCAAGCCCCATCACCCAGTTAGCCACTATTTCATTTAAGTAGCTTATCACGGTGGTATTCTCCATAGAAAAGTTCTGAGTCAAATACTCATCGTTTATCTCATTAAAATAATCAATACCTAATTCACTTTTAATCATCCCATGCACAACAAATCTTATTTTGCTAGTCAGAGCTTCAATCACTTGCCTGCTTTCTATCTTCATATATTTGTTCCAATGGTCTTCTGTGTATAGCCATAAACTTCTAAGGTTTATACACTCTTGGGTATCTACCCATTCTTTATTGCCCCAGTCAGCACCTACCCAAGTAGCTTGTAATTGCTCAAGCATTTTTATAAAGTCATCTTTATACTTGTAAGCAGCCACTTCAAACTTGTCTTCCAATGCATCACGCTCCATAGCGTTCATGCTTCTGTTATCATTAGACCAAGCTATTCTCACACCATTATTGCCTATCATCCCACCGCTTTTCTTCACATTGCCATACAAAGCAAAATAAACCACACATTGTCTAGCATGTGTAAGCAGCAAAACTTGGTCATCACTTAACTCTCCGTTAGTTGCCAATGCTACTTCATAAAATTGCAGCAAATCATACCCCAACACACTTTTTATATGATCTCTTTGAGCTATTACTATATCATCCTGAAAGGTCGATATAAAGGTATTAGCAGCAAGGTTTTGGTAAAACTCTTGAAACTTGGCTATATCTTGTACTATCATATCTTTTGGCTTTTACTGGTTGGGTTCACATCCATAGTCTCACTTATGTCCATATCTAGGTAGTCAAACTTCAAATCGCTATTAAATTTATTTATAAACTTCACCAAGTATGGTATTTGTAAGCTGCACTCTCTATCTCTTTGTGCAGTTTGTTGCATCATCAGGTTTCCTTGTTTCTTATCGCTTCCACTACCAGCACCTATTTTACTAGCATGTTCAGTAGCACCCACCAAACTAGGGTCGTTACTCATCGCAAACATTATTTCTCTATTCGCTGCACTGGCATCAGGCAAATGCATTTGGTCTTTAAACTTATTATCTATAGCTGTAATAGTTACACCTGATTCTTGTTTGCCAGTTGCAGTATTAAAGCCAGAAGTGGTAATTATTGTTTTAGCACCACCATCTTCACCTGATAGGTTATTATCCCATTCTTCTACAACCTGCTGAAAGTATAAGTCTTGTTGCTCACGTCCACAAGTATCCCAATCTTCAAATTTTCTACGCAAATAATCATATGTCAATTCCACATGAAATTTAATAGTAGCTTGGTTAGCAAATATGGCAGCCTTCAACTTAGGTACTGATATCGCCACATCCACCCATTGGTTTTCAAATACAGAGTAGTAACCAGGTTTCGGATGGAAAACATTGCCCCAGGTTTTATAATATATAGGGTATACAAATTTTGCAGGGTATTTACCTTCTTTCCATTCAGGGTTATATACTTCTATAGCTTCATAGTATTCCTTACCTTGTGGGTTAGGGAAAGTAGCAGAGTAATAAATCTTATCTGAAAACCCATTATCATTCATTTTACCAATTCTACAAAAGCTAGTATCAAGGCATATTACCCTGTTCACTCTAGTACGCTCCTTATTCATTATAAATAAAGGAAAAGCAATGTAGAAAATCTCTAAACTCTCAATTATTTCAGTCAAATTCAAACCAAAATTGCACTTTTCACTCCAATCTTCCCAGTCTGTATCTATTGTAGCAGTTTTCTGTATCTTCCCATCTACAATTTCTCTCTTGTATGTTATCAGTCCTTGTCCGTAGTGTATATCAGCATTCCTTTGTAAATTAGGGAAACCAAGCGATATTTTACCCAATTTTTCTAGTAACTTCCTCGGAAAGTCGTTATCAGCACCCCAAGGCATCCAGTCACCAGTAGTCATGGTTTCTGTTGCATTCGGTTTAGGGGCTTTTTGTATTGTCGCGTCACCACGTCTACTGCCAAACCCAGCCAATGTAAATATAGCTGAATTGGATACACCAACAATGTTTTTAGGGTCTAGTTTCTTATCCATGTATATTCCAAACTACAGGTTTATCATTAAATTTAGTAATCAACCAGATATGAAAACTTTTAATCTGATCAGAGCCAAGCTCTTTATATAATCTTACGCCACGTTGCCATTTATTGGCAAATCGCTTAGGCTTGTTTTTAGTGCCACCGGTTACATTTTTAGCCATTGAAGTTGTAGCATCTACCATCACAGCTTTATCTATTCTCACAAGTTCACCACCACAGTCCCTGCTTTCATCATACTTCACAAACTCAATGCTAAAAGGAATAAAGTTTTTATGTTTATCCATCAGCTGCATCTCATTCAAAGCAGTTTCTAAATCTATCATATCCCAAATTTGAGACATTAATCAAAATCATAAAAGGACAACACAAACCAAACAAATAAAACATACCGCTAAAGCCCTTTTTTGCTTCTTTTTTGGGGATTCCAAAAAAGAAGTTTTTGCAAAATTTAGCCCATGCCAACCTAAGCGATTAACACGGGCTAAATCAACAATAATAAAACTAAAGATTAAACAGGCTGCGGCAAATGGCTATTTTGTAATTTTTTAGCGTTTTTATTTGCTCTGTATTGTGCAAAATCAATTGGTCAATACTTGCAACTGCTTTCAGTTTGGGTAGGTGTTCGGGCTTGTGGTTTCTTATTCCTTGCTCTATTACCTCCTCAATAGATTGTTTCCGAATGTAGGGTATTACAGAGCCAATAATATAAGGCTCAAAATACCGCCCTAAAAACAAAGCTTGTACAACTTCCTTTAAAATCGGGTTTTCGGTCTTCACTGCAAAACTATTTACTTTCGGAGTTGCCAATGGGCGGCCGCTATTATTCCCTTTACATTGAATATAGAAATCAGCATTTTGCCCGGTGTAGGTGCTAAGGTCGTATTTCATCGGTTTTCGCTCCTTCCTTCATTATTTGTAAGCCATTTGCACTCATAAATATTTCCACTCTATCACCTGCCCTAAAACCTAAATTTAAAAGGTATTTGCCGCCAAATATTAGTTTGGGGTAGTATGGCTTTTTCCTTGCTCTACCTACTTGAATTGAACGTGGT